CAACCGAATATGTCGACTTTTCTAGACCAAAAGAGGTGAAATAACTTGGCAAGTAACCTAATTGCAATCGTTGCAGAAGATAAAATCATAAATAAAACCAATCGACCGATCTTTTCTGCAATGGCAGTTAAGTTTGAAGAAGATTTATTTGAAAATATTGACCTAACATCAATGGAATTGTTCACAAAGTACCGTGAAATCACAGAATCACCGAGTTTATGGCAACGATTTCTTAATCATAAGCCGATTCGTGAGTATATTCAAGGATTTTTGAACGAAAAAGCAAGAAAAGCAGCCAATATGTCTATGGTCAACCCTATGAAAGCATCAGATGCAGTAAAAGTATCAGAACATTTAGCAAAAAACGAGATCGTAGAGGATAATACCAGCATTGTTGTGATGTTGATGCCTCAAAAAGCGAGTTGGGACGGATAAAATGGTTATCAAACCGCGTCTAAGAGACCACGAAGGTAATCGTTTTTACACTTGTCCTGTATGTAAGACAGGTGATGTTAAAGTAACACATAATGTGTTCTATGGTAAATGTTCACGATGCAATGCAACACTTATTGACTACATTCCATTACAACATCAAGAAGCTTTTCATAGTAGTCCAGCACAATTTAGAATGTCTATTGGTGGTTTTGGTAGTGGTAAGACAACCGCAGCCTGTGCAGAAATATCGAAACACGCATTGTCTGTAAAAAACGGTCGTTCACTGATTACTGCTCCAATATTATCTCAGGTCAAAGACGCAGTTGTTCCTGAGTTACTTAAATTTTTACCACCGTGGCATATTAAGAAATATGTAAAAAGTCCGAATCCGTATTTTCTATTACGCAACGGACACGAGATCGTTATCTATGCGTCAAACGATCAACAAAAATTAAGATCATTAAACTTAACAGCGTTCTATATTGAAGAGGCGAGTGGGGTTGAATATGATATATTTGACCAGTTAACCACGCGTTTGAGAAATAGAGCCGCAGCTGTTTATGATAAAGATGGTAAAATTGTTGACTTTAACTTTATAGGTATTGTATCAACCAACGCAGAGTACGGTTGGATTCGTGATAACTTCTTATTGATTTCAGATAAGATTGTAGGATCGAAGTCCATTGATACATCGGTATATAACAATATCGTTAAAGGTAAAGGAGAAAAACACTATCACTCATTTATATCAAGCACACGAGATAACAATAACTTACCACCTGACTTTATTGATCGTGTCACCGCAGGTAAAACACCAGCGTGGATTCGTAAATATATTGATTGTCATTTAGATGTCAAAGAAGGTGCAGTTTATCCAGAACTTATTAAACATATGGTTGAACCATTTCCAATACCAAGAGATTGGAAACGATTAGTAGGTTTTGATCCAGGTTATAATGATCCAACAGCAATGGTATTTGCAGCGATCAGTCCAAACAATGGTAAGATTTATATTTATGATGAATATAAAGTACCAGAACAACCTGTTGGTTATCACGCAGAAGAATTAAGATTAAAAATTAGAGATGTTGATTTAGCCTATCCGATTCAAGCCGATCCATCAGTCAGAAAACGAAGTGATCGCGATGGTGTGAGTTATGCAGATTATTTTAAGAGAACCTATGACATCTTTTTAGAACCAGGTGATAATAATATTCTTTCTGGTATCGAGCGTGTTCGTGATTACTTCTATCACGACAAGTTAAAAGTATTTAACAGCCTCGTAGAGCTAAAAAATGAAGGTACAAAATATTCTTATAAAGAAGGTAAGTTAAATAGTAATGATAAACCAATTGATAAAGACAACCACTTAATGGATGCAATGCGTTACATTATTATGAGACTACCAAAAGATCCTAACCAGACATTACAAATCTATCATAAATCGAATTGGTTCGGAGATGGTAAACCAAAAACAGTATCAGCATTTGCAGGAGATGCAAATAAACCAAGAGTACGAAGAGGTAGTACAGTGTTAGGAGGTATAAAATTATGAGTGAAAAACAATTAACAAAAGCAGAATTATTGTTAATGATCAATGAATTAAGAAAACGCGTAGAAGCATTAGAAACAAAACAAATAGAGAAATCAAAAGTGATCGTTTCAGGATCAAGTCCGAGAGCTCAAGCATATTATTCAGCTTTTAAGGACGGAGGTAGATAATGGAAAATGTAAAAGAACGCAATGTTGTCCTAAGAGAAGATAAAACAGCTGAAGATTACATTGAAATGTTTCGTAAAGCAATGGATTTTGATACCCAACGCTTTTCAGACTATGAAGAATATATGGCTTTCTATGAAGGAAAGCAAAATTTCTTATCAAGTTACACAGGTGAAAAACCGTGGGTAGTTGATATTAACACTGTGTATGCTTCAGATGCAATTGATTTGCGTGTAGCATCTCTTTTAGCAAACGACTATAAGGGCGAGCTAGAGCCATTATCTGTAGAAGATGTTGTATCTATAGAAAATTTAAACGAAGCATATAGTAATTTTTGGGATGAAATGAATATGGACAAACATATCACATCTGCAGTAACAACTTCTGCAATTGTGAGAGAAGCATATACACATATCATTTTTGAGAATGAGCGTGTAGGATCTGCAGGTAGACAACGAAAAGGTAAACTTGTTCCTTATTCACTAGACACAGCAAGTGTACTTATTGATCCAAATGCGAAGTCATTAAAAGAAGCAGATTATGTTATTGTTCGTGGTCGTATCAGTCCGCAAAAAGTAATGGATCAATATCCAGAGTATGACTTTGAAAGAAAAGGTGCATCATCAATGTTCTCACCATATGAACGCGGCGAGATTGCAATTGAAGGTGGATTTACAAATGAACAAGAAGATGTACTAACACAACTTATTATTTATGAAATAAAAAACAATGGCAAGAAAAATCAAGAACTATACAAAACCGTTCTTGTAGAAAGTCAAATGGTTGAACCAACAAAGAAAATGAAAACATCATTGTTACCAATTGCACAACTTCGTTGGTTAAAGAAACATCATTCACCATATGGTCTATCACTAATGGATCGATTGATTGCACAACAAAAAGCAGTCAACGCAGCTGAAAGTGCAATTATCAATACAGCATTACAATTTGCTGCACCATCACTTGTAGTTAATGTTGATTCAGGTTTAGATCCAAATGATATTGCATTATCTGCAGGAATGCCAGCAGCAGTCTACCCAGTAAGTGGTGTACAAATAGATAACGCGATTCGTCCATTATTTTCTGGTAAAGCAGTCGATCAAACAATGTTACAAATTAAAGATCGTACAGTAGAAACTATTTATGAGATTGCAGGAATTACAAGAGAGTTCAAAGGAACATTAGGTACAGCAGGTAATACTTCAGGCGGAGCAAACGCAGTTGTATCTCGTGCAAAAATTATTGAACAAAAAGTACTTGCAAACATTGAAGAGTATGTTGAAGATCTATCAAATATCATTGTAGAATTTATTTCTAAAGTATTCGGTGGTGAAACGATATACACAAGAAGTGAAAAGAAAACAGATGGTAGTTTCGACTTCAATCGTATTGAAGTTCCTAAGATTGATATGAAAAATTTCCAATATACTTTTGCTGTTAACTTAGATGTCAAGACACCATATAGTAAAGATCAAAACAAACAATTGATGTTAGAGTTATTCCAAATGGAAAGACAATACAATCAAGGCGAACCAATTATTACAAATGTATTAGATGTAATGAAACAATATAACTTACCAGAGCGTAAAGAGTTAATGAATCGTTACAAAGAAATGTTAACAAAAGATACACAAACGAAAGCACAAATTATTTCTGAGATAACTGCAGCTGCAGAACAATATGGTATTGACCAACAAATGTTATTACCAGCAATCACAGAAGTTATTGAAGGTAAGAGAGAAACACCAGCACTTGATCAATTATTTGCAATGATCGAACAAGGTATAAGACAAAAAGAAACACAACAAGTAGAACAAGCAAGAATGCAAGCTCAAGCATCACAACCAGCAACAGGTGAGGAACAATTTACATCACAAGAATCAGCAGAGCAACCAGAATTAACAGGTGATGAAACATTTAATATTGCATAAAATTACATAAAATCACATAATAGTGAAAAATAATTGAAAAAAAAGGGTATAATATAGTGTAATAAGGCAAACTCCGTCCTTTGCGGAGTCTAAACATACGATTGTATTACCAATTTCACCCCACCGCAGGGTTATAATATGTGTGTAGAAGGAGGTTTCAAATGCCAGATAACAAATTAAAGCAACTTGATGATAACTTTGACGCTTTGTTGGAAGAGTTAGATAAAGATGCAGAAAAATTAGAGGCAGACAAAAAAGAGGAGAATGTTGAAGAAGTCAAGCCAGAGCCTGTGGAAGAAGATACAAAAGAAGTAGAAGACGAAAGTCTGGGAGATACTACTTTTAGTGTAAAAGAAGAAACAAAGCCTGACAAGGACGCAGCAGCATTTAAACAAATGAGAGAAGAACGATCTAGATTAAAAAAAGAACTTGAAGAAAAAGAAAAAGTTTTAGAAGAGTTTACAAAAATGTCTAGAGCTTCTGGTTTTGGTAATGTCGAAGAACTCTTAGATGAGTGGCGTAACCAACAAATCAAAAAAGAAGCAGAATCAAAAGGCGTACCTGCTGATGTGTTAAAACAAATTGATGAACAAAAGAGACGACTTGAAAAGTTAGAGCGAGAAAAAAATGAGCTCGAACAAAAATCAAAACAACAAACTGTTGTAAAACAAATTGACTCGATTGTTGCTGAACTTAAATTAAGCACTAAAGAAGCAGATGCACTGATTGATACAATGGGTAAAGATGGTGTGACTTGGGAACAGCTATTAGTTTTACCCCCTGCTGCAATATCAAACGCGGTTCGCGGATATGCGACACCGATTGTCTTGGAAAGAGAGAGACAAGCATTGATTAAAAAAACACAATCAAAAGATGAATTTCAAGAAGAAAAAATCGCAGAGAAAAGACAGAAATCTGTCAAGAAGGGCGAATTCTCGAGAGAGTCACTAGAAAAAGAAATTGCGGCGTATAGGAAAAAGAATTTCCCACATTTAAAATAAATCATAAGAGGTGACTTACTATGGCATTAAGCGCATACGCTAATAAGCTCGCTGTTGCTCAAAGAAACGACATAAAAGTCGATGAGTATTTTAGTGATCGATTATTAGAAATTATTAAATTGGAAGCATCTAACTTTGTTTTTTCAAACTTAGGTAAAGATATTGTTATTCCAAAAAACGAAGGTACTACAACTGTAACAATGAGAAGATACAACTCTCTACCAATCCGTACTTTATCAGGAGCTACTGGTGCTGGTGAAGCAATTGAAGGATTAGTTGAAGGTGTTGCTAACCGTCCGTTGAAAGTTGAAGCACACAGAGTAGATGTATCTGTTGACCAATATGGTGCTTGGATCGAACTTACTGATCACACACAAGACATTCATATGGACGACATCAAATCAATCTACCAACCAGAATTGGCAAGACACGCAGCAGAAGTTCGTGAAAGAGCAATTATAGCTAAATTTTCAGAAGCTTCTGAATACTTCGTAGGTGGTCTTGCAACTGCAGGATCAGAATTAGTTCCAGCAAATGTATTAACAATGAGAGAGCTCCGTAAAGTAGCACTTTCAATGAGAACACACAAGAGAAAAGGACATACATCATTTGGTTTAAAACCAGTTGCTGTATTACATCCAGCAGTAATGGAAGACTTACTTGACGATGAAGATCTAAAAGACAGAATTTTAGTTCCAGGTCAAGAAAATGCTCCAATCAAAATAGGTACATTACAATCATATATGTTCTATGGAATGTATGTTATTGATTCTTTAATTGCAGAAGAAACATTAGTTGATGTATCAGCATTATCTGGTAAAACTGCAATTACTGCAGTTCCAACATCTGCAACTGTAGGTGCTAGATTCACTGTAGCATCTGATATTTCTAACTTCTTAACAGCAGGTTCATACCAATACATTGGTGGCGCATTAGGTTCTGTATCTTCATATGTTGCAGAAGCAGACTACAATGTTTACACTTCATACTTCTTGGGCTTTGAACCATATGTTGTTTCAAGCTTAGGTGGCGGAAATGTTGAATTCAAGATGACTGGATTCGAAGCTACTAAAGATGATCCACTAGGACAAAGAGCAACTTTCGGTTACAAAATGTGGAGTGGAGCAAAAGTTATTGATCCAGTTGCAATCGTTAAGATTCAATCTCGTTCAGCTTTTGACTTACTAACAGGTGTATCATTAACTGATTCATACGGTTGGGAAGACACAGCTTCACAAGCATAATTAGATTTTAACAAGGCTTCGTAGGGTGAGCCTATCATCCTACAAAAAACTTTAAGGAAAGAGTGATAAAAATGGCGGAAAATGAAACTGTCAAAAAGACGACTGCAGCACCTAAACCAAAAAGGAAAAGTGATGCAGCTTTAAAGGGAGAAATAAAGAGAGAAGCACTGACTTTTATACAAAAACTAAAGCAAGAGCCTTTAGTAAAAGTACACGGTGCAAAAGTTTTCCAAAAATCATTGGGAGATTATTACACATTTTTAGTTAACGGTTATTCTGTAACAATTTACTTTGATGGATCTTATCAAGAGTTTCCACAATCAATTGCAGAATTACTACAAAGAAAATTAGATGACATTGCGTTGTCAATCAGTCCAGTTAATGAGGATGTGAAACTTTAAGATGAGGGACTGCAAAGTCCCTTATTTTCATATTTGAGGTGATATAATGCTTTTAACAGATATAACAACAATTGCAAATAATGCAACAGATGAAAATTTTAGTCAAAACTTTGTAAAAGAATATTTTAACGAAGCGATTGCGAATATCAATGTCGCGATTTCTGCAAAGTTACCTTATATCACTACTGCAACCGCTAGTGATGATTACATTGCATTAGATGAAGAATGGATTCGTTCTACAGTCATACCATATGTTTGCTATTTAATTAAGACAAATGATGGTAGTTTAAATGAAGCAAGTTCGGCTTTTTTCCAAAGATACCAGATCAATTTAGCAGAGATGAGAAGATTAAAAACAAAAGCAGTTAAACCAAGGTATCGTTTTTTCTGGTTAGAATCAAGTGAGCTTGAATTTAAAGATTCAGCATTTAGATTAGAATTCAAAACAGGAACAAATACACCTTCGGAATCTTACTTACCGAATGCTTGGGACACCACACCAGGTACCGTTGCTGCTGTTTATACAGACGATTTACAAACTGTTGCATTCTACAAAGTAGAAGGAGGAACAGGAGTAAAACCAATAGGAGCTGTCGGATCTAACAATGTAGGTTGGTTTAATTCTAAATCAAACTCTACAGAAAAAAGCGGAATTTTAGGAGACTAACAAATGCCTTACCAACCACATAGAGGTAATCCTGAATCTAAACAATACTTTGTGGTGAATAACTTAATTGGAGGGATGAATACATTATCAGCAGATGATGTCATTTCTACGATTGAAGCTAGAGAAGTATTGAATATGGATTTGTCAGGATCAGGTGCTTTAGTTAAAAGAAAAGGATATAAATATTCAGATATTTTAAATAAATGGCTATATGAAATTTCTCCTAATTATTTACCAGATGGTGATATTTACTTTTTAAAAGTAATAAAAAATGAAGGAAATATTTCTAAATATTTAGAAGAGTTTAGCGATTGGAATGAATTTAAAAATTTCATTCGTACACGATCTTACTCATTTGTTATTCTTATAGGATATGCAACAGGAACTGCAGATGAGTTAGGAAATAGAACAATTAAAGTAGATTTAATTAAGTTTATCAATGATGAAGATTTAACAATTATTTCTGGGGGAGGTTTAACAACAACAACTTTTCCAAGCACATACAATGCAGCTCCAGATGGCGACGACTTCACAGATAGTGTGACAGCTAGTTTAGATGGTGGTGATTTTACAGATAACTCAGGAATACAAAACATTGTTACATTTAATAATGTTTATCCAGAACCAATACAATTAACTAATAAAGACATTGTGCCTTTTTTAGGAAAACATTACATATTACTTAATCAATTAAGTAAATCATTAAATGGTATCTTAGAGATAGACGAAACAACAATCAATACATTTACACATAGAATTTTTAATAACGATAATCAAAACAATTTATACAAACCATCGCCTATTGACACAGCAATTACAAACACATTAGGTGGTTATAATATGTTATATAGTTCTCCAAAAGACTATGTAAAAAATCATACATCTCTTCGAGCAATACACGCGGTGTATATAACAGATGTAGCAAATAATAATTTGTTTGAAGATTTATCAATACCAACAGACGGTGATTTTAAAATAAATATTATTTTTAGTGGTTCAGGTGTTAATTTAAATAGTTTTGAATTTGATTTTTTCTCAGAAGATGCTTTTGGAAATCGAACTGTAATCCCTTATGATTCAGGATTTGATCCTTACACACACAGTCAAACATTTATCCAAGATGGTATTGCATCGTTTAGAATACAATTAAATTTAACAAGCTTTACAAATATTAACACAATAACAGCTGAAGTAAGGTTAATGAAATCATCCGAACCTATTATTCCAGCTAAACAATTTAGTTCAGAAGTTGCACTTCAAGAATACTTTGTCGATAAAGATTTCTACATTATATCTACAGAAAATATTGTTTACAACACACAAAGTGCTGCTGTAGAAGATGCGTATCATTTATTAAAACAACGAATCAATCATTCCTATACTTTTAATGATAGAGAACTTGTTGTTTATAAAAACAGTGCAAAACTACACAATTTCAATAGAGCTGGTTTAGTTACAACTGATTTGTATATATTAAGACAAGATAATATTGTATATAGAATGAACAATCGTCATCGTGCTAATTCAGATGCTACTACTTACAACTCTGCAACTTATCAGTTTGAAAAAGATGTTATTCAAGATACAGGGCAAACTGCTACTAATGCAGCACATAGTTACATTGATAATAATAACATTCCTTATAAGTTACGACACGATACACAAATTAAATTAAACATATATGGAAGTGATGGTACAACTTTTGTTGAAACACAGTATTATGAAGTTACCAATGCAGACGCATCTATAGGAACTATTTTTAAAGATGATGATTTCTATGTACAACAAGCAAATATTTCTTCTGCAGGTGTAGTACAAACATCTAGTACTAATAATATCATACCACAACTTCAAACAGCTGGTGATAATGAATCAGGAGACATATATGCAATAGAGGATCGTCAAATAACAACAGACAGTACAACTTTTTATAAATACAATGGAGGAAGCTCAGCAACTTTTTCTGGAGACTTTGAGTTCTTTATCTCAGAGTTAGATACAAGTATTAAAAAAACAATCGAGTATCCAGTTATTGATGTTGACACAGCACCAGTCATCGGAATTGATTTTGATGATGCACGCATATTAGAAATTGAAGATAGACTTGTTGCTTATCAAGGAAATACTATATGGTTTAGTGATTTTCGAAGATTTAATTACTTTCCATCAAATACTTATTTTAACTTATCATTAACAACAGATGACGAAATAACAAGTATTAACTATTTTAGAGGATCATATATTATATTTACAAGAAAAATGATTTGGAAAATGAGAGGTAATCTTGATCAAAATAATATTGAGTTTCAAATATTAAATGACAGTATTGGTTGTATCGCACCAAAAAGTGTCAAACCATTCAACAACACACTTGTGTTTATGTCAAGAGATGGATTATATCGAATTAAACAAAACTTTTACTTAGATGGTTTAGAGAATGTAGAAAAAATAGATAAAAGAATTGTAGATGTTCTACCAAATTTTTCAACAAGTTATGAGTCAATGTTATATAATGAACAATACTTATTATATATCAGAGATGAACATCAATATGATGTATTAAGACATTATTATAATGTAAACTTGGGTTCAAGTGGTAGTCCATTTGTAGTGGATAAATTTGCACAAAAACCAGAACATATTTTTGAAGTATCTGGAACACTGTATGCAGTAAAAGATCGTAGATTCTGGATTTATGACCAAGGATATACAGATTTCTTACCAACATATACAACTTATACAGCAACAGATACACAAAATGCAACATATAAAACACGACTACAATTACCTAATTTTTCTTTTGGTTATCCAACACACGAGAAGAAGTTTAAAAATATATTCCTAAAAACATTTACAGAAAAAACAGCACCTTTGTTTATCACTATTAAGATCGATGGTTACGAATACGCAACTCCTTATCACTTTAAAGTGACACGAGATGCAGACGGTATTATTCAATACGATTTTACTTTAGATATTGAATCTTCAGCACTTGGTAGTTTTGTAATCGGAGAACACGAATTAGGTAGTAGTGATGTCAATCAACATAAAGTAATTGTAGGTGGTAAAGGGAAAAACATAACACTAATTTTAGAACAAGAATCAGACAGTTATTTTGGATTAACAAATATTGGATACTTGTTCAAACTAGGAAAGGTAAGAGGTGATATATAATGGCAAATAAAATTATTACAGATCAAACATTACCTAATCAGTTTAAAAATGATGGTGAAATATTATACGGACAAGATGTAAACAAAATTGTGTCTGTATTAAAAGAAGCAGCAAATGCACTTAAAAAAGATTTAGATACAGTTATATCAGGTGATTCAACAACAATTGTAAAATATAGTTTAACTGAACTAAATAATGAAACCGCTGCAGATAATACTTACGCTTTTGTTTACACAAATAGTGGTCTTGATTTATATCAAAGACAATCATCCGTTTGGGTTAAACTACAAGAAGTTTCACTTTTAAACGCAGTTACAAAAAGTTCAGTACATTATGAAACATTAGGAAGTGACGCACGAGCTGGTGATTTATTTATAGATTACGATGAAGGAGAGTAATATGGATTACACAAGTTTAACAAAAAAAGAGCTTATTGAAAAGCTAGAAGAACAAAAGCATTTAGCAGAAGCTGTAGAAGCAAAAGACAAAGAAATTACAGCAGCAAAAAAAGAACTTCAATCAGTTATAACTTCTCACCAAGGTTGTCTTAACCAAGCAGAAGTGAAAGCATTGACTGATAAATTAGAAGCAGAAAGAAAAAAAGCAACAGAACTTGCACAGCTTTATATAAAAATGCACCACGATTTATTGAAACAAACACAACAAAATCTAGAGATGGCACTATTCACAGAACAAGTTGTCTCAGAAAAATTTAAAAAATAAGAGGTGAATAATTATGGCACTAAAAGAAGTTACCCTCAAAAGGGTAATCGATACAAGT